CGTTAGCAGTTTGCTCGACAAAGAAGATTGAATGGAGTCCTTTTGGATTACAATTGATTTCACTTGAAGCAGCCAAAGAACAATTGAAAGCTGTCGACGTAATAGACGCACTGGTTAAAACCTTTGTGTGGACTTGCGAAGTTGGCTGGAAATGTTTTGAAACGCGATCAATCGCGCCGATTTTATATTCGGACGTGAAGATCCAAGAATACAATGAAACATGTGACTATGTTTTGGCAAAAGCCGATAGTGCTATTGCTGGCAACATTGAAGATCTTGGTGCATACGAGAACAAGTTGAACCAAGTTTACAAGAAAACATGTATTATGAAATCAGCAAAGAATGATGGTCCAACATCCCTTTGGTTGCAAAGGCGCTACACCGACCTCGTCGCCATTCTTGAGAGATTGGCAGCGAAACGTAAGAATACTGATTTGCGCTTTTCACCAATAGGCTGGTCGTTACACGGAGGAACTTCAGTGGGTAAATCCACCTTGGGTAAACTCACCATGACCCAGTCGCTGGCTGCGATGGGTTTTGTTAATGAAGAAGGCGAAGTAGACGACAGCCGAATTATCACGATGGATATGTTTGACAAGTATGATTCAACCTGGACTTCCGATGTTTTGGGAGTTTTCATGGATGATTTGAACAATACGAAAGCAGATTTTCAAAAAGACAATCCGCACACTTCTGTGATTATCAAGTATTTTAACAACGTCGCAGCTCTCTATCAAGGCAGAGTTGAACGCGAAAGGTGTTGTGTTTATCGACTTCAAATGTGGAGTTGTAACATCGAATGTGAAAGATCTTGGTGCACGGCAGTATTCAAACTGTCCTGAGTCCATTCTTCGTCGTTTCTACCACGTTAGTGTGGAAGTACGCGAAGAATATCGTAAACCTGGAAGCCTTACCCTCAACAAGAAACACCCAGAAATTAAGAATTCAAAATCTTTGGTTCAAGATATTTGGCAGTTGACAATTGAAGAGGTTGAGACCTTTGAAATCGGTATGAATAAGACCGACTATAGGTTCAAAATAATGGAAGTGACGTTGGATGATGGTCGCACCATTGAATGTAGGGATCTTCACCTTAAGGATTACCTTCAAGTTGTAATTCAACTTTCGAAGGATCACAAAGAGGAACAGGATGGACTCATTGAAAAGTCGAGGGAATCAGCGAAAGCAAAATTTTGCAAATCATGTTCGCAATTTCCTGAATATTGCACTTGTGTGAAGGAAGAAGTTCAAAAAGAG